GCAGCGCATGCTAATCGTGCTTATTTTCATGTCTTTGAGAATAAAACGATTGTCATGCCAAAACCTAATCGTAAGGGTTGTTATGTTGCTGCTAGTGGCCAGGACATCCGACAAAGCAACCAATGGGTTTTCTTTGCCGTGATGGTTGCACCGGCTGTTAGTGTTAGCAACATACCCTGGGTTGGACCTTTAGGCTCATTCTATATGGATTGGACCATAAGATTTAAAACCTACCGTCTTACGAAATCTATTGGCAGTTCTCGAGATGATTTGAGTGAGTGGACAGTTGTTTCGCGACCATCCTACATTCCCGATGACACTTTTAATAATGTACTCATACACAGTGATCGATCAACAATAACAACTTCGGTTGCTTTGGTGGTTATTGCGCATTTGGGTGAGGGCGTGACTGGTGTTAAAATCGGAGCGGCTTATTGGTTTGGACAGCGCATTTTCCTCTCAGAGCCTCAGACGGGTTTAAGAACCACAGTAGGTGCCTTGTTTTACACGGCGAAAGGAGCAGCAAACTTTGAAGCAACAAATTTAGTACCTGCCGTATACGGTGGGGGCGTAAATGGGGATACTATCGTCCTAAGATTCGTTCCAGTCGGAGAAGATATGGCTGCGACGGAAGTGACCAAGATGACGAAAGAATTGGTCGCTTTCTCAGCAACTTCAAACATATCTCCATGCCCTTCAATGACGAATAAAGACCCACAGTACCAATATGCGGTTCTTTCAGGAGGCTTTGATGGGGTTGCTCCAGGTGATGTAACAGGGATCATGGAATTGAATAGTGTAACCTGCTATTATCAGATTGATTCGGTTTGCTACACTTTAACCCAAGGTACTCCTGTCGAGTATTACAAGGTACCTGCGGTTTTGGCTCGTGAGATTTGGAATTTGAGTGATGAGGAGACCTATCGACTCTACGATGGGAAGAGTATCCTGGGTTTTCTGGCAGCAGTGATCTCAGGAGTATCTTACATAGTGCGCGTTGTCTCAGCTGTAACAACCATTTGCCGAATCACCATGGAAGTGACTGAGAAGATCGTTGAGGGAGTAGAAGAATTGCAATCCAACACCCTGCGGGCTAGATTGCGTCGCATTTCGCGGCAGTCTGTCCTCAGTATGTTGAATCCTCCATCTGTTGCTGTTAAGGTGACGGAGGGATCCGTGCGTGAGATCTCCGCGCGGGATGCGCGGAGATGACCTGTGAGGTATGGGTTTGTCGGTGAGCCCTCCAACAAAACCGACAGTCTCGATGGGCTTTCTATCCAAATTGTAGTTGATCTACATGATGATGAATTTAGCGAAAATTCTACGCTAAATTCTGAAAATCGTGATGCTAAGCACCATCTGGATATTGGGAGACGGAGCAATCAATCTTCTTATCCCAAATCTTCTCTTGAGGAGGAGGATACTGATATTCGGAGTCGTAGCGAACATTTGTTCGAAGATGACGATAGTGAAGAAAAATTTATTTTACTATCTGAAAATGGCGTTGATGAGTATCATGAGAGCTATAAGGGGGAGGGTGGGTGGAATCCCACACCCTCGAACATCGTCTATTTTGATGACGATGATTCGCTATTGGCGGACTATCCGTACGACGAAGACGATTTTATAATTGAAGCCGATATCTGGCTTCAGCATTGCGGTTGGCAGAGGGATTTAACCCAAGAAGGTATACATCCCAATCCTGGGCCTGCTAAACACGCTAAAACTACCAACGGTGCCAAAGCACCCGAAAATAGAAAGGCTGATGGTGGTAAGCGACCAGGAAACGCGAGTAACATTGTTGCTAGCTTGCCTGAGAGAAACGCAGCTGGCGGCGGCCAGCGAGGGGTGAAATACAAACGGAAAACCAACAAATCCGGTGGCTTGCGAGGAAGTGAACGTGATTTGCGTGTTGGGTTTGTCGAAGCGACTGCTCAGGTTCAAGGCGCTATGGATGCCGCACGCGAGAGGTTGGAGATCGTCGAGGCTGAATCCATACCGGAAACACTTGAAAGAGATTGCGGAAGCCAGCGCTCGGAACGCGCAGAAACTCATTCCGAGAAAATGGCGTTGCTGAAAGAGATGTATGCTACGCATTATGCGCAACATGGGAAAAGTAATAAATCCTTCAAGTTAGCAAAAGGGAAAATTTATTTATTCATGAAGCAATGTGACATTAAAGTCACAGCCGAGAATCTCAGAGAGAGTCGCGACTTAAACACCCAAGTGCGTATCGGGAACTATGGAGACCTTACGAACCACGAAATGCGAGAAATAGAAAGGATGGACGCTAAAAGAGAAAATCCAAAATTTGAAACGCTAGCGGAACGTGAGGTGACATGGTTCTCCGATTCATGTTGCGAATTGACGATTAGACCAAAAATTGCAGATACTGCAAAGTTTAAAGCAACCCCTTATGGGATGGTTGGTTGTAAACAGCGCAAATTCGCTTTGGGTTTTTCGACAGGTTTTGATAACATTATGATTTCAAGACCTTGTAGTCATAATGCTGAAAGAGCACTGTTAACTCGTCAATTGCTGCCGGCGGTTGGTCTGCCCTCCACGCGTGCTAGTGTGATGCTGAGTTCTTATGAGAGTCTTGTAGACTTGTATCCGGTATTGGAAGGTAATGATGGTTTTACCGAGGAGGAGAAGATTGATAATTTTCTGCGCAAATACCCGGTTGGGCGTCGGAACACATTAATCAATGCTAAGAAACGCGTTGATGCCGACGGGAACATCAATCATTCAGTTACCTGTGACGTTAAAGCAAATGAAGTCTTATTTTCTAAAGGTTACGGTAAGGACGATCCAAGAGCAATCAGCAATAAAGATGAAAGTTTCCTGATGGCCACAGGCCCTGAGTTTTATTCATTTTACAAAACTAGACTATTACCAACTTTCGGTGCAGAGAGTATCGAAAGTGGCAACCGTTTCATTATGGCTGCGGGGATGAATCCTGTCGCTTTGGGTGACTTTGTTGCTCGAATGGAACGCGAGGGGTATGTCTGTGTCGGAGCCGATGCAAGCCGTTGGGACGGGCACTGCGAAGTCGAGCTCACAACGACAGTGGTAAAATTGTGGGAATATTGGGGTCTGGAATTGCGCGTTGTGGATCTCTTGAAAGAGATGGCTCAGCAAAGTTCGGGTAAAACTAGATTCAACGCAAAGTATAAACACACAGGTAAGAAATGCTCTGGAGGTATCGACACCACAGCTGGTAACACAATTGGGGGTTTCCTAGTTGATTTGCATGTTATGAAAACGGCCAAATGCACTGATTACTATGTGTTGCGTATGGGGGATGATGTTGTGTATTTTGTGCGAGAGCGCAATATGCAACCCTTAATGAATACGCTAGTGCAGAGTTATGAAGATTGTGGTCACGTGGTGAAAGCAGAATATTGTTGTTATGACACCTTAGAATTCTGCAGTGGTTACTTCTGGAACATTGGTGGTACACGCGTATGGGGTCCGAAACCTTTTAGAGCACTTGCAAAAAGTTGGGTGCCACATAACTTCGGGTTCGAAAGTGATAATGCTCCTGACATTCAGTCTCACATGAGACAGGTTGCTATGGGCTATAGATTTTACACATGGTTGCCTGTTTTGGGACCGGTTGTCAAACGTTTGCTGGCACAGATTCGGAAAACTGATGGTTATGTTATACGTGATGATCACCCTTACAAATTTCGCTTAACACAAGAGCTAGACGTCGATGAGGATGCTGTGAAAGTGCATTTTAGCACACTTTACGAAGGTCTTCAGGTTGAAGCTTTTGATTACCTCGATGATATCGCCTTTGAGCGTCCTGGCATGGCTTATACCCTGCCGGGTTTCGACGTGGGTAACCGTGTGGACGGCGTAGAGAAGTGTGTTGAAGCTTGCAAGGAGATCGAGTGGCGTAGCGATGAGAAGAGTGTGGTTGTTAAACCGTCATTGTGGCAACGATTTAAAGCGGGATTTGGCGAGTGTATGGCTGCCCTGGGGTTTCCTAGGGAGTCGCCATATGCTGTTACCGGTCGAGCAAACACAGAAAGCACACGAATCATGGAAATCATCACTCGCATTCAAATCTCCTGGTGCGGAGAGGGGCTAAGAAAACATGTGCCTAAGAGTTTGCATTTACTTTTGGGAAGAAGCTACACTCTCTTCGCATCCAGTATTAAGGGTTATTCATATTAAAATACAGCTCTTAATACTTACGTACACCCTATGTCTAAAACGGTACGAGAAGGACTTAGATTCACAACCCGCCCTCCGAAAATGGGGAGTGTGAACGTGG